AAACGTATTGATGACGAAACCTATCGTGATCTAGATAACCTCGACTTTACTTCCGATGCCCCTCTGACAGATCAGACTCGCTCCGAAGTAGCTAACAACAAGATTGAAGGCAAGAAAGAGCCTTCCACAAATATCGACGGACTGCGTCGTATTTATGAAGTTACTTGTTACTTACGCTTAGAAGAAGATCCGTTAACAGATGGTCGTCGCGCTCCCTACATTTTAACACTCGACGAAACCAGTGGCAAAGTCCTAGCGTTACGTCGCAACTGGGAAGCTGGAGATGAGAAGCTCACGAAATTGGATTGGTATGTTGAGTTTAAATTCATCCCTTGGCGTGGTGCTTATGCTATTGGCCTCCCCCATCTTATTGGTGGCCTCTCTGCTGCTCTTACTGGTTCTCTAAGTGCTCTGCTTGATGCTGCTCATATCAACAACTCTCAGACAATGCTTAAGCTCAAAACTGGACGAGTTAGCGGACAGAGTGACCGAATTGAACCTACTCAAGTAATTGAAGTTGAATCAGGCCCTGGTATTACTGACATCCGTCAGATTGCAATGCCTATGCCGTTCAACCCACCTTCCTCGACTTTGTTCGACTTGCTTGGTTGGTTGACAAATGCAGCCAAAGGTGTTGTTACAACTGCTGAAGAGAAGATTGGTGATATTAACTCCAATGCTCCGGTAGGAACAACCCAAGCTCTGATTGAGCAAGGCGCTAAAGCCGTTGGCGCTGTCGGCGGAGTCGAGGCACTAAAAGGAATCGCGGCATAATTTCACCACCACCACCAAGTATGAAAATCGACGCATCACACTGGCTCGAAGGAGCCGTTAAACGCCCGCTTCCTGGCGGTTCACCGATGAACGTCCGGCGTTTTCTTGTGATTCACTTCACGAGCGGGGCAACGGCGCAAAGCTCAATCGACTTTTGGAAGCAGCCAGCCGCCAAGGGCGCATCCGCTCACATCGTCATTGATCGAGACGGCACCGTTTACCAGTGTCGCCCGTTTAACACCACCTGCGGGCACGCTGGCGTTTCTGAGTGGAAAGGCTTCAAAGGCCTCAACTCGTGCTCAATCGGCATCGAACTGGCAAACGCTGGCGACAATGTGGCATTAGCGTTGAAGTGGTCGAAGTTTGCGCCCATCACAGCAAAGTACAAGAACGGCGGCAAGCCTCAGAAGTGGGAGGTGTATCCACCTGCGCAACTCGCCGCGTGCGAGGAAGTCGCCAAGGCTCTCGTCGCTCGCTACAAGCTCGATGATGTCGTCGGCCATGAGGACATCGCGCCAAGCCGTAAGAATGATCCGGGTCCGGCATTCCCGATGGCCGCGCTTCGTGTCTCGTGTGGATTCAAACCGGAGGTGAAGCCATGAGCGACCGCTCCCAACTCGACCTCGCCAAACCGTTTGATCGTGGAAACGATCTCTTTGAATACACATTCACAGAATCAACAGACCGGCAACAAGTTCGCTCGGATGTGCTTCGAGCTTTCATTGAGGGCTTTAACTGTTTCAAATTCAAGTTTGAGCACAAAGGCCGCAAATTTGAAGACCGCATTGCCCTTCCGCACGCAGCCGGGTTTGATGAGCGCGACGCCGTGGAAATGGCGGAATATGCTCACGACCGCTTCTTGAACACCGTTGCGAACATCATCAAGAAATGACACCCGCCGAAGAACAAGAAGCTAAACGCAAAGATCGTGCTGCAAAAGTGGCTTCAGCATGGTCTGAACTGTCCATGTCGTCGGCCTTTGACACCGTATTCAAGGATGCACAGTTACGCCACGGAATGTTCCAAGACTCCTTCCAAGAGAAGGACGGCTTTAACCCTCACGCCGCTGCTAAACGTGACGGCATCAAGCACATTCTAAACGATTTCGCCCGCCGACTCGCTCGCGGCTTGGCGTTCACCGAAGATGAATCCTCTGGTGAAAAACCAACGAGCGCACTCTAACCACCATGAAAATCGAAATCATAAACGGAGTCGTCTTGAATGACGGCGAAGAAATTGGATTCATCGAAGAATCCGTCTGTACACTGCGAAAGCCTGTTGGCCCTACGGTCAAAGGCGCAATCAAGAGGGAGAGCGTTATTACTGACCTGTCTTTTGCCGTGAGTAAAACGCCCGGCTTAGATCAAGCAGCAAAGGCGGCACGCAAAGCACAAGAACTTGAGGAGCATCCTCTTGTTGTAGTCTCTTCCACGCCATCCCTCGCTGATATGAGCGACGACGAACTCGCCGCCGAGATGAAACGGCGCGGGATGATTCAGGAAGTGCCAGAAGCGCCCGTCGGGGTTCAACCTCCCGTGAAAGAGCGCGATCTTTCCGCCGTCGAACGCCTCCACAAGCTCGCAGAAGAAGGCAAGATTCCGCGCCCACCTGAGAAGCATCCGGCCATGGGTGACAAAGACCCGGCGTATGTCGCATGGTTCAAGGCGCACGCCACGCCTGCCGAGATCGCCACACGCTACCCGGAAAACCGCCGCATGCCTGCTTCGGTGCGCGAGTTCCAAGAAGCGGCCGCCAAGCTGCAAGGCAAGCTCCCCGGCGAAAAGAAGGACACCGACAAAGCCAACGACTTTTCCGACGTGAAGGAGGGCGCTGAATGAAACTGAAACCACGATTCTTTCTCGAAGGTGAAGGCGGCGACGGCGGCAGCAACGGCGGAGGCGGTACGCTTCTAGGCGGCGCGGCTGGCGGCAGTCCTTCGCCCGCTCCAAGTCCTGCGCCACAAGGTGACGGAGATGGAGGCTCTACAGCCTGGGACTTCCGCAGTTCCCTTGACGACAAGGGCAACTTCAAAGCCGGATGGGACGCCAGTTTACCCGATGACCTCAAGCCATCGGCGGCAGCTCTCGCGAAGTATCCAAACCCGTTGGAACTCATGCGCGGCCATGCCAACGCATCGAAGCTCATCGGCCAGAAGTCCACGCTCAAAGCCCCGGCTCCTGACGCGCCACCGGCAGAAGTCGAGAAGTTCAATTCACAGATCCGCGAAGTGCTCGGAGTTCCGGCGAAAGTCGAAGACTACAAGCTGACGAAGCCGGAGAAGATGCCAGAGGGCATGACGTGGAACGAGGACAAGGCCAAGGACTTCGCGACCTTGGCGCACTCGCTCAACATCCCACCCGCTGCGGCTGACAAGATCGCGGCTTGGCAGATGCAGCAAATGGGCGAGGCCGTGCAAAAAGGCCAAGGCCAGATTGAGGCTTGGAAGCAATCGCAGGCCGACGAACTGAAAAAGGATTGGGGCGCTGACTACGACGCAAACCTCGGCCTCGCCGCGAAAGCTGCACAGGTAGCAGGCTTCGACATCAACGACGGCGAACTCGCGAACAACGCCAAGTTCGTTAAGGCCATGCTGACCGTCTCGCGGCTCATCAAGCCTGACGCTCTCGTTGGAAGTGATAAATCGACCTCGGTCATGGATGGCGCGGCACAGGCGGAAGACATCCGTCGCAATCCGAGCAACCCATGGCATGCAGCCTACATGGGCAAGGAGGGGCCATCACGCCAGCAAGAGGCATCCGCGCTCATGGCTCGCTTGAAGGGCGTGAAGCTCACCTAAACCGCACGCATCACGAAAGAGCCGGGGCTGAAAAGCTCCGGCTTTTTTGCGTTTGACATCCGCCAAAGTGCCTCCTTACTTCCGGCGAGTCAAAAGCGGCCCCTTATTGGGATACCCGCGAGAGCCAAGCAGCGGCCTCGAAAGAGACACCCGCGAGAGGGAAATACACCCGGCAAGTCACGACTCAGACAGGCCATTCTCGCAACATCAAATCTCTTTCACGTCATGCCTGACGCTATCACTACATATTTTGAAACGGAGTATTCCAAAAATTGGGAAATGCTCGCTCAACAGACCGACAGCCGCCTTGGCGCTGCCGTCACTCCAACAACCATCACCGGCAAACGTCGCAAGTTCAATCAGCTCGACGTTGGCTCCATGACGGAAGTCACCACTCGCAAAGGTGACACTCCCGATGGCGACTCTACCGGCGTGGCATACTGGCTGTATCGCCGCAAGTTCGAGCGCGTCATCGTGTTCGATGAAGACGATGAAATGCAGCTTGGCACCATCTCACTGCCCGACTCCGACGAAGTGGCAAGCATGACCGCTGCCAGCAATCGCACGAAAGATGACGTGGTTATTCAGAGCTTCGATGCCACCCGCTACATTGGCGAGAACGGCACGACCTCAGACACGTTCCTTTCCGCGATGTCTATCGCCGTCGATTACGTCGCCAGCGGCTCGACTGCCAACAGCGGCTTGACGCTCGCGAAGATCGCCCGCGCCAAGAAGCTCCTCGACGAGCAGGAAGTCGAAGACGGCGAACGCTACTTCGTTCACTCCGCGCAACAGCTCCAAGACATGCTCCTCATCGACAAGATGACCAGCGAAGACTATGCCAGCGTGAAAGCTCTGGTGCAGGGCGAAATGAAAATGTTCCTTGGCTTCAAGTTCGTTCGTTCTGAGCGACTCACCCGCAACACCTCAACCGACGTTCGCACCTGTTTTGCGTGGCACAAGTCCGCCATCAAGTTCGCGGACGGTGGTCGCAATGTCCACATGGACGTGCTGCCATCCCGTCGTCACTGCAAACAGATTCGCGGCGTCTATCGCTGCGGCTCGGTTCGCACGCAGAACGAAAAAGTCGTCCGCATCTACACGGACGAAAGCCCGTAACCCAATCTTGAGCGGGAGTCGAAAGGCTCCCGCTCTTCCCCCTTTTTTCAAACTCTACTCTTCACGATCATGGCTAACGTCTTCACTGATTACGCAACTCTCCAAGCCTCGGCTGTCTCTGATATGTCCACGGCTCCAAACGTGCGGTCTTACGGTGGCAACTTGAAAGTTCTTCAAGTCACCAAGTCCGCATACACCGCCGCAACAGCTGATCCGCTGTTTCTCGCTCGCCTCCCCAAAGGTGCGCGGCTGATTCCGCAACTCTGCTCTGTGGATTACGGCGACCCCGGCGATGCCCTTACCGGCAAGATCGGCACCTTCACCGTTGCCTCGACTCCTGCCGCTATCGACGACGATGTTTTCGGCGCAGGTCTTGCCCTCGGCTCTGCCGCAGGTCGCAAGAACTTCACTGAGGCTGGCACCGTTGGCGCTGGCATCTTGGCCCCGGCTAACTTGGATCAAGACGCTTGGATTGTCGCAACCTGGACGACTGCCACCTCGGCTGTCTCTCACACTCAGGTTTGGACCATCGTTTACGACCTCGCATAATTCTTCACTTGGTGGTGGAGTTCTCTGGCCCTCGTCGTCGTCTTTGTTCGGCGGCGAGGGCTTTCTCTTGAAAGGCCATGACAAAAACTGAAATCTGCAATCTCGCCTTGTCTCTCGTGTCAGCCAATACGGCGACAGACATCGACACGGATTCCACCCCGCAGGCGGAGGCAGTGCGCCGCTGGTTTGCTCCGGCTCGGGATGAAGCCTTGGCATCGCATCCGTGGAATTTTGCTATGAAGCGGGCGCGTCTCACCCTGACTTGGACCGCGCTTTCTGGCGTGGCGCTGGCGGACAATGGCAGCGGCTTGATTCGAGTCACGGCCACGTCTCACGGCTTGAGCACTGGAAACCGTATTCATCTACGGAACGCCACCGGCTGCCCGGCAGCGAATGGCACTTGGTATGTCACTGTAATTTCTTCCAGCACCTTCGACCTCATTGATTCCGTATTCAGCGGAACACACACGAGCGGGACAGGAGAATGGATTTTGGCTCCTTTGACCGGCTGGGAGTATCAGCACACGATTCCTTCCGACAATCTCCGCGTCGTGCGAGTGAACGGCGAGGAAGGCAACGAGGAAGATTCACAGCCCTACGCTATCGAGCAAGGCTACCTTCTCACTGATGCCGATGTGGCAGAGATTCGCTACGTTTACCAGCACACGACCGTCACGACATGGACGCAGGATTTCATCAACGCCTTCGCCTATCTGCTCGCCTCTTACATCGCTTCGGAGATCATCAAGAGCACCGACAAGAGCGAGCAAATGCGGCGGCAGTTTGAAGGCCTGATTGCGCCTCAAAAACGCCGCAACGATTCCCGCGCTGGCAAGCCTCGCGTTCTCCAGCCTGTCTATGATTCTGATTTGGTCCGCGCCCGTCGTGGCGTCATTTCCACTCGATGAACTCGCTTCACGTCAATTTTAACGGCGGCATCAATACTCCTCTCATGGAGGGGCGAGTTGATTTTGAGCAGTATCGAAGCGGCTGCCTCCAGCTCGAAAACTTCGTGATACGCCCCTACGGTGGAGCGTTTAAAGCGCCGGGAACGCAATACATTGGTGAAACGAAAGACTCGACGAAGAAGTGCCGACTCTTCCCGGTTCGCATCTCGCGCACAGAGAACTATCTACTCGAAGTCGGCGAGGGCTACATTCGATTTTGGCGCGAAGATGATCCGGCTTATCTGCAAATCAATAGCAGCTACACCGTCGTCGCTCACTC